TTTACTAGTGACCGTTCCCATGCACTAGCTTCCTTGTGCAGTACTGCTTGTGACGTGTCACTGTGGAAGTCTCTATCGTCAACGTATGCCTTGATAAGTTCTTTGTCTTGTGTGGTGTGTGCAGCGACACGTAACTCTAGCTGGTTGTAGTCACCTTCAATGATGTATCCGTCTTGCCATGTTGGTATAAAAGCTTTTCGTATGTCCAGATTGAAGTGTGACTTGTCAGGGATATTTTGAAGGTTAGGGTTTGCCGATGAGAGTCGTCCGGTAACCGTACCGTGTTGTAAGTAACTGCACCTGATCCTACCGTCAGCTTCCACTCTGTCAAGAAACCCATAGATGTATGTTCCCAATGTTTTCTGTAACTGTCTGTAACGAATGATGAGATCAATAATCTCTTTGAATTCAGGGAACTTACTACGGAGTGTACGGAGTATCGGCTGTGACGTTGGTCCTTCACGGTACTTACCTTTCCTCACACTCTTGATGATTGGTAACTGCCAATCCTTGTACAGTAACTTGTGCATCTGTGTAGAGGATGCAGGATTGAAGTCAGGGTTTTCAACGTACTCACGTATCTTCCTGAGTATGTTGTTACTTTCTTTTGTCAGTTGTGCAGCTAGACCTTCAAGATAGTCACGGTCTAACTTCACTCCACGGTGTTCAATCTCTGCGAGTGCAAGCGTACCTGGTATGTGCAGTGTTTCGTACAGGTTCAGTAACGCTGGTGACTCATCTTCTACTTCCTGTAGTAAGTCACGTCCCAACCGTGCAGTGTAATAGCAATCCATTGACAGGTAAAGGTGCAACTCCTTTATCATCTGTCGCTTACGCCACTCAGGTGTCTTAGGTGACTTCCATTCTGCGATCCACTTACCCATGTCAATGTCATAGTCAGGTGCGTCATACCTAACACGTGACATGTTCTTCAATGAGTGTGCACCGTACCTACCCATTGGTCGTTCATCAACGCAGTAGTTCAACAGCATAGTGTCACCAATACCTGCTAGGTCAAAGTCAATACCTAACAGCTTCATGATGTGACACAAGAACTTCAAGTCAAACCGAGCGTTGTGAAAGTCAGTGAATCCATTGGTAAGCTGATCGGCTATCAACTCCCATGTCTCATACTGTTCAAGTAACTCTTGATCCAGTATGGCAATGTCACCACTGTTGTCATCTGATATGTGACCGAAACCAACAGCAATGATGTTGTCAAAGTTTGCACTGAACCCATCAGTTTCAATGTCACATGAAAGAGGATCACTGCCAAACTCATCTAACCAGTCTTTGAATTCATGCGGCCAACGGATAGTGTGTACTCTAACTTTCGGCCACGGTTCACGTCCGTCACTGGTGAAGAACTTATTTACTGTACGCGAGAAGTCACGGAATAACTCAGGATCAATCAGTACCCTTGTTGGACTATACGTGGCAATGAGTTGCATCCCATACACTGGCATCCATCTACCATGCACCTTGTCCATACGTGGGATTTTATCTGTACTGGTGAGCGCGGTATAACCAATTGTCCCACAACAAAGTACCTTCTGTATACCAAGTGACCGCAACTCTCGCAGTAACCTAGCTCTGCAACATTCCATTGCTGTTCGTAATTCTTTCGGCTTGGATGCACTAGGTTTACAGTTGAGTGCAGTGACGACATGTAAGTCATTTATGTCAACACCAATACTGGCAAGTGTCTGTTTGAGTAAGCGACCAGTGTCACCTTCAAGTAGCCTACCCTTCTTTGCTTCAAGTACAGTTGGATAGTCAAGTACAATTGCCTGATTGGTTTTACCCTTCTTGCGTTGACACAGTGTAGGTTGAAACTCACATAGCCGACAAGCGGCTAGGTGTGAACTATCACGCTTGTCGGCTAATGCGGTCATTCACTAAACGGTTTCTTTACTATGCTGATTATCACAGTGTCTTTCACACTCTCTAGTCTCACTGCGTAACCGTCACCAACAGTGGTCCATTCCTCTACCTTGTTAGGGTCAATGCCAACTAGGTGAAGTTCATCTAGTAATTCTTCTGGCATAGGTTCAGGACTACCATGCATCACTACTTACCCCCAACTACGTTGTGACTAGCTTTGATTGTTGTACCTTCTGTGCACTACGCACGTTGTCAACAAATGCAGCTAGCTTGTCAATGTCTACGTGAACACACTGTATGTGTCTGTTCTGCTGTATGTTCATTCGCATTTCATTGCCTTTGCCAACATGAACTTGCGCCCATTCCACATCAGTGAAAATGTCTGTGCACTCTATCTGCTGCACCCTCACTCCAATGTAATCTCTACTTGGTGTGGAATCCGTTCAACGATATGCCCTTGTAACTTACAGTCAGGACACTGTGACCGTGGGAATGTAGGTTGATGTTTTAGGTCAGTGTTGAATGTGGTGTGCAGGTTGCCCGCACTACTACTTGCGTAATAGTTACCACAACCACGCGGGCAAACCCACACCACTGCAATTACTTTCAAGTTACCGCAAACGTCTACGTCCACTGCTGGCGCGACGTGACCTAGGTTCTGGTTCACTGTCACGTTCACTTCTGCGTGAGTTACTTCTGCGTGACGGTTCACGTTCACTTCTGCTGTTACTGCTGCGCGACGTGCGACTGCTGCGGCGAGTATCTCTTTCTTCATACTCATCCTCATCATCTTCATCGTCATCATCTTCATCGTCATAGTCATCATCACGTGACCGTGACCTTCTGCGCTGTGTCCTACTTTCAGCAGCAGCAGTGCGTGTGGTTTTCTTACTGCGCTTCTTGCGACCAGTGTACACTTCACTGACCTTGTTACGTTCCTTACCGTCATACATTTCAACGGTAACCTTTGCTGTTGCTTCCAGTCCTTCAACGTCAGGGTAAAGCAAACGTGGACCACTTGATTGTGTGACTTCCTTGTCATCGTCATACTCAAGTTCCATTTCGTCACCATCAAGTACGTCCAACTGTTCAAACAAACCCTTCAACCTGAACAGTGCAGTTGGCTTGAGTGAAGTGATTAGCCACAAGCGACGATTCTCATAGTCACCATCAATGACTACAAACTCCCAATTCAGATAGTCACCATCATCTGCTTTGTTCCTACGCACTTCCACGTTGTCAATTTCGATACCGTATTCACCTTCTGGAATGGCTTCAAAATCTTCAACGTCAGAGAAGTTGACAGTTGTATATGGCACTATACATTCCTTACTGGTGGTTGTTCAATGCAATGTCTACGCGAATGATGTTACCTGGAACCATGTAAATCTTCCAGCACTCACCATCAATACGCTTTGCCTTGCCAGTTGCTACTAACTCAACTGCATCGGCAAGGTCTTCCCAATCCATATCACGAATGAATTCACGTACACTCATCTGTTACCGTTCATCCTGTAACCCAACACGTCCATTATCTCTGTCACATCTGGTTCAACTATTACTTCTGGTGCACTGACATTCCACGGTGTCCTGCACTTGGTGCGGTATTCCTTGTAACCATGAAGCACTAGCACACGTTCATCTTCTGCACGGTCAATTGCTAGGTAGCCAACAGTTGACACTAACCCTGCTATCTCATCTGACAGTGCACCTGACAAGTCAGGTTTCTTGATAGTACCGACACGTGGTTCTTCACGGTCGATAGCATGTGCTGACAGGAACACATGCATTGGTAAGTCACGGTAACGTCTGAGTACCCTACGCAACTGTACTGCAACTCTGTTGTAATCCTTTAGTTCAACTAGGTCTGGATCACGGCGTGACTTACCTTCTTTCTCTAGTATGTGTAACTGCGCCCAACGATTCCATTCACTGATACTGTCAATACCGATTGAACGGTATTCACCAAAGTCATACTCCTGGTTACCAATCACCTTTATCTCTTGACGCTCTAACGCTTCCAACACTTCATCACTATCTTTCCATGAGTGAATGCGGATAACGTCAATGTCAAGTCCATCTAACGTTTCACTACCTGCATCAAAGTCAAGGAACAGCATAGGGTAAGTACGATCATCTTCTTGTGCAGTGCCAAGTAAGTGAGTCTTACCATGACCAGGTGGTGCAAAGATCAGTACCTTTGCATACTTCAACGCAGCAGGTGAGTGTATTCTGATTGCCATGTCAGTCCTTGTGTGGGTATGATTTACCGCACCGTTTACAGAACCACCAGTCACCGATGCGTTGTAACTCTGCTGAACACCTGAGACACCAGCAACGTATCATTGTGTCACCAGTGCCTAATCGCTTTACGATCAGGTGCTTCCATAAACTGTGACTCTATGATTCCTTCCACGTCACTGTTGTCTTCCATTGCCTTACAGATTGGTGCCACTCTGCACCAGTTACACCAAGGCATGTGTGGCAATCCGAATGAAGGATACGATTCACTCTCACCTTCATACACATCAACCATGTCTTGATACTCATAGAACAAGCGTTCCTCAAAGTGTTGTAACTCTGCTAGTGAACGCTGTGTGTAATGTCGCTTGAAGAAAGGTGACCAACCACGTGCAAGCAGTGACTCATAACATTCTTCATAGGTCACTGACTGTGGTGTTGGTCTGTCATGTCTGATACTGCCATCCTTGAGTATCAGTCCACGTGCATCCAATTCATCAAGGTACATTTCAGCAGTGGTAAGTTGGTCACGCCGTGTTGACAGTTTCTTGTTCTTCAATACGAACGGTTCATGTGGTGCACGCTTGATGAGATAGTTGTAACAGACACCACGTGGTGGAATACCTAGCCAACGGTACACAATGTAACAGTAACCTGTCGGCTGATCGTAGAAGTCAAGACCACGGTCACTAGGTTCACTGATTGCTGACTTGTGATCGTAAACCCATATACCTTGTGAACCAGGTTCAATGCTGTATGCCAGTAAGTCAAGCTTTGCTGTTAGCATTGGTTTACCTGGTAACGGTTTCTGTGTCTTAGGGTCAAGGATAGGACACAGCAAACGGCCAGTGTCACTATCTACAATGACACCGTTCGATGCATGTTCTGCCATGAATGCACGTTCTTCCCAATGCTTGTGCAACCATGACTTACCTGCACCAGTCTGTAACCCTTCCACTGCGTGAACAGTGAAGTCATCTTCTTCTCTTGCATACTGGTCGTAACCAGTAAGCATTTGTTCCCCTAGTTGTACCTGTTCAAATAGCTGGTTTAGGAAAGCATCCTTTGCTTCCGTAACCATGTCTCTGTCATCTTCAACACGATCACAGTTACGGTTATACCAGTTATCTAAACCTGTCAGTGCTGCTTCAAGTAAGTCAACCTTTTCCGGGTGAGGGTATGACGGTGCGTTTGATTTTGTGATGTAGTAACTTTCAAGTGCTTCATGTATTGCCTCACCAAAGTCAACTGCTTGTCCGAGCGGTAACCTTGGTGTGAGGTTTTCCAGTGTCTCAAGTTCCCAACGTCTTCTGCATAGTTTGAATGTGTCTCTTTCTGTTACGCTTACATCTAGTAGTAACTGTGTTCGTTCAAGTGGTGTCTTCTTGGTGGCTTTCGCCATTGTCGTTACTCCTTGCCAAAAACCATCGTCCAAGTCTTACAGCATCACGTTCGTGTGTAGTGTTCATACGTTCAGTACACTTCGCTGCTGGATGACCTTTCCAACGATTCGGTGGTATTAGAACAGCGTCAGGAAAGATATTGCGTAACTCACCTTCAACTGTTCTAGTCAATTGACTGTCACTTCTCCACAGTGGACCTTGTTCAATAACAACTTTCACGTCATGGTACTTTCTTCTCAAACGTTTTGCGTTACCTACCACCAACCTTTCATTCACTGCCATCGTATTGATAATGTTACCTTTACTATCCAGCACTGCCACTCCGGTAGTTACACCAGGATCGAATGCAATTATTCGTTGCTTGGTAACGCGAAGTGACATGACCGATCCGGGCATCCTACCACGTCCACCTAATCCCCTGCAAATGGGCACCTTTTCCGATCTACTACGCCACATAATAGAACATATGTTCGGTGTATTTTTCGATTCGCAATTTGCGGGAATTTGACACACACTGTCAGTGTCAGGTAACATGCCTGCTGCTTCGCTTGGTGGTTGACTAAGTGGTGCTCCTTGTGACTCGCTAAGGTGTCAGTGTTCAGTATAAGCACCATACTGACACTGGCACCTGAGTCACATACAGTTAGTCACCATCACATACTGTTCATTTTCGATATGGGGAAAAAGTGTTGGCCGCACAGCGAGAACCACTGAGTAAGTTTCTACCTGATGCTTCACTGGCAGAAGCAGCACAAGCGTATGCTGCTTTTCGATTCTGCATTTTTCCTGTCACTGTCAAGAACAAACAACCTGCACTTGGTGGTCATGGTTGGCATGACGCCACTGGCAATCAGTTACAGATTAGACGTTGGTGGAAAGAGAATCCGAATTACAACATCGGCATAGCATTACCACTGTCAGGTTTGGCAGTGCTGGATATTGACGCACGACATGGCGGTATAGAAAGCTTACGTGCACTTGAGGAAGAACATGGTGACTTGCCTGCTACTTACACTGTCGCAACTGGTGGTGGTGGGTTTCACTATTACTTCCGCTTGGATGGACAGGACTATGACTTACCAAAGAACATAGCCGATGGCGTGGAGTTACTGCGTAACGGATATGTCATAGCGCCACCGAGTGACACAAGCAAGTCATCGAACGGTGGCGGTCTTTACACTGTTCACTCTTACAACGATGACCTAGAGTTTTGTCCACTGCCGATTCAGTGGATAGAGAAGGTAATCAAACAGTCATGGTATGAACGCATCGAAAGTGAATTGCCGAAAGAAGAAGCATGGCAACTCACCAAAGGTGAACGTAATACTATGATCACACGGTTCATGGGTATGCTGCGACGTTACGGTTTGGATGCTGGTGAACTTGAACGTGTCATACTCGCACTGAACCATGACCGTATTGAAGACTTTGACGAAATAGTACCTGAGTTGAAAACCATTGCAGAGTCAGTGGCACGTTATGCACCAGAAGCAATGGGACCACAACACGTACATGTCACTATCAAACAGCGTGTGCGTAAGCCATTACTTGATCCTGCTGCATTGTATGGT